GGTAGTAGGTGGAAGACCGGGAGCAGGAAAAACAGCTTTAATTCTAAATTCAATTTTAGCTGATGCTAAGTCTGGAGTTCCAAGTCTTTTGTTTGAAAGAGAAATGAGAACTCCACAAGTAGTTGAAAGAATGGTTTCTATTGAAACTGGAATTCCAATTACTAATCTAAGACTTAGAATTCTTACAAAGACACAAGTAACTCAATTACATGATTGTTTAGCAGAACTTAAGAAATTACCAATTTATATTGATACCTCTTATAGAAGTACAGACACTTATTATATAGAATCAACCATTAATAAGTTCAAAAATTTACATGATATTAGGAATGTTTATTTAGATTATATCGGACTTTTAGTTGAAAGAGATGATAATCAAACAGCAGAAATTGGCAAATATTCAAGACTATTTAAATCTTTATCGAATGAGTTAGGTCTTTGTAGTATCATAGTTTCACAACTTAATAGAGGCGTTGAAATGAGAGAAAACAAAAGACCAATGATGTCAGACTTGAGGCAGTCTGGAAATCTAGAAGAAGATGCTGATTTAGTAATTGGTCTTTACAGAGATGAATATTATAATAAGGAAACAAGGTTTAAAAATATGATGGAATTTATTATTTTGAAACACAGGAATGGGCCTCCTGGAACAGTATCTCTTAGATTCGATGACCCAACGAATAAAATTTCGGGGTTATAATGTATGACTTAATTAACACACGAACCTTAGCGGAAGTAAAAGAACTTCATAATATCTTCAAGAAAAAGAAAGAGTTGGAACATAGGATTGCTTCTCTTATCAGAGATTTTGAAGATGAAACTGGAATGGCTGTTGATATTGTTAAGTATCAACGAGACATTACATTACCATTAAAAAGACCCCACTATTTAGGACTAAGTATAGTTCTTACACAAGAAGAATTACAAACTTGGGGAGAAAAGGAAAAAATTGAGTAGAATGTTAAAAGCTATTTTATTCTTTGTAGTAGCTATAGGATTTATATCTATGTCTTTTAGAAAAGATGAAACTAATGTCTAACCCAAATAAAATAAAGGGTACAGCCTTTGAGAATTTAGCGGCAGAACTACTTAATAGATTAATTAGGAAAAGCAAGTGGAAGAGGGTTATTGGCAGCGGAGCCTTTGGGACGATAATGCACGAACCAAGTCTTAGCTCTGATGTAAAGGGGGAAGTTGGTTCTATTCCCCAAGAATTCAAAGTAGAATGCAAGGTAGGATATAATAATTCTAAGGCAGAGGGCGTAAAACAATTTACACTTAAGAAGGAATGGCTTGATAAAGTTAAAGTAGAGGCAGACCAGAGTTATGCAATTCCTATGTTTATGGGAAAATTTTTAGGAGCAAGAGAAGGAGTAAAAGTATTTGTAGTTCTAGATGTTGAGACTTTTGCAGACTTGATTAATAGAATTACAGAATTAACTGAGGAGTTAGCTAATGACGGAATTAACCCATTCAAAAGTTTGGAATGAAGTTAAGGATTATTATAGAGAGAAGTTTGGAATTTCTCCAGACTTAGTAGATATTGCTGCTGTATATGACATCCTGAATATGTGTGCTAGTGGTTCAGGAACACCACAAATAGCAAACTTTCTCGACATGGAACCAGAACTTATTTCACACATACTTGAAATTCATTTTGGATTTACAGGGTGGAGTTCGGATCAGCCATTTAGTCCTTTAGCTTATTATAAAAAACTAGAAGAAAAAACTCTAGAAAATTTTAGAAATTCTGTTATAACATCATTTGGATATACAGAAGATAGTATAATTAAAAATATGTATACGGCAGCGGGGTTAGTTTTAAACTTAGAAAGGTTGTTAGATGAAAAGTGGATTTAAAGAAACTTTAGATTTTATTTTAAAGAGTTATGGGATGACTAACAGAGATGCCATAGGCACAATTTGGTCAGTGGGGGAAGCAATGTGGCTAATTGTTCAGGCTATGGGATATAGAGTTGAAAGAGGAATTAATCACCCAACTTATGATTATATCATTCTCTCAGAGAAGAAATCAACTTTGGAGAATATATTATTATCCTATGCAAAACTGAATAGTGGTGGTATAATTGTATTTAGACATTTCGCTAATACAAGACTTCCAGAAATTATGAAAACACTGAAAATTCCATTTAATGCTTGGCAGTATAATAGAGGAATTCTTGGAGTTATAGGAAAGGATATGTAATGAATATTCAAGATTTGCTAAATAATGCAAAAAATATTAATCCTTATTTAATTGGGATGGGTGTTTGTATACTAATTGTTGGCGCAGTTACAGCACAAAGTAGACATTTATTTATCAAGGTTATTGGTTCTGTAGCAGTAGCTTTCATGATCTATACAATGTTTTTTAAATAAGAAAGGCTTATAATGAAATCTAATCTTAAGGCTATTATTGACGAACTTCCAGACTTTGACGACTTAAAAGAATTAGCTAATGAAATTGGGGAACTATCATTCAAGAAAATGCAACTTGAAAACAGAATTAAAGCTATGGAAGCGGAGACTTTTAAGAAAGCCATGCTAATTCAGAATCCAGATGGTAAGTTTCCATCAGCATCTTTTGTAACTAATGCATATCTTCATACGGGACTGAATGGAGAGTTGGTTGAAGAAAGACTCAAATTAGCAGATGTTTCAGCTACTTTAGATAAAAGGAAAATTCTCTTGTCAATCTACAGAGATATGCTAGAAGTCTTTAGAACGGTTTCGGCTAATGAAAGAAACATAGCGGCATATTAATGACTAAAGAAAAAGGAATTTTCGTTTCAGCTAGTGCTATACATGATTATCTAAAATGCTCACAGCAAGTCTACTATAGAATCTTTGAGCCTGAACTCAAAATCTCAAATCGAGAAATGGTGTTGGGGAGTATTACTCATAAAGTAATTGAGAAGGCTTGGCAGAATATAGACGTAGCCCTAAATCTGGGAAAATCATTGTGCATCAAAGAGAATGTAGGCGCTATGGGGCAACAATCTATAGAACATTTTATTCATACTTTTTTTGAGAGATTTACTATATTGATTGGTAAAGACGATAAGATTGAGAAGTTTTTCAAGATTAAACTATACGATGATGTGTATCTCACAGGAAAAATAGATAGAATTTCTAGAGGAACTATTATAGATTGGAAGACTAATGCAACTCCTCCAAAGAGAATAGATAATGACCCTCAATTTATCATATATAATCTAGCATATAATATGTTATATGAGAAACCTCCCGAAGGAATTTATCTCGCATCTCTTAAAGATGGTAGTTTAGTAAGATATACTGAATCTAAGAACCATTCAGAAGCTCTTATTAATCAAGTAATTCCAGAGTTTGTGGAAACAGTTAGAAGAAAATCATTTGTAAAGTCAGGACTATTTACAGGAGCGTGCTACAGATGCCCTTATAAAGTACAATGTCTTGGGACAGAGGTGAAGAATGTCTTGGATTATCAGTCAGTTATTGAAGAATAAGGTAGAAATTAGATCAACTAGTGATATAGAGTCTGATGACTTTAACGATCTTATTGTTATTGAAAGAAAAATTAAAGAATTGTTTGAAGATGGGATTATATCTGAGGAAGAACTACAACTCATTGAATATGTAGAAGATGGTAAACCCTTGGTAGATTCTAAAGAGGCCATAGGAAAAAATAGAATTTCAGCAGCTAAGGATTTCAACAGACTTTGTGATAAGATAGCTTTCTATGTTGGAGGATATTTTACAAACGATGGTTATATAGACTATATGAAAACTAAACATAATCTTAATGACGAACAGGTGGGTAGAATGATAGACTATATGAAAAGTAGGTACAAAAATAAACTAATGAGGAAATCAAATAAAACAAATGAATAATAATATTGTAAATTTCCGCTGTAAGCATCGCCATAGTGCATTTTCACATCCTAACTGTTATCTTAGGCATGTGCAGGGTAAGGATATTGGTGCTGATAGATTACCGAAGGTTCTAGTTTTTGATATTGAGACTTCTCCGCTAAAAGCTTTCGTATTTCAGAAAAGTGTCTGGAAAGCAAATATTTCTGACGACCAAGTTATTTCTGAATGGTTCGGATTATGCTGGAGTGCTAAGTGGCTATTTAATGATGAAATTTTATCAGATAGACTTACTGGAAAAGAAGCTGTAAATGAGGATGACAAAAGAATTACTAAATCTTTGTGGAAGCTTTTAGACGAATGTGATATTGCTATTGCACATAATGGAGATAGCTTTGATATTCCTAATATGAATACTCGCTTTATTCTAAATAATCTTATGCCCACGAGTCCTTATCAAACAATTGATACTAAACTTGTCGCTAAGAAACAATTCGGCTTTACCCACAATTCATTAGATGCTCTAGCAAAACTATTTAATTTGGGAGAAAAGAAACAAACAGATTTTGATCTGTGGAGAAAATGTACAGATGGGGATGAAGAAGCTTTAATCTATATGCAAGACTATAATAAAGAAGATGTTAGATTGCTAGAAGAGGTTTATTTAAAGCTTCGTCCTTGGATTAAGGGACACCCAAATCTGGGATTGTTCGTAGAATCTGATGGGCCTGTTTGTCCAAATTGTGGAAGTGAAGATATTAAGTGGACTGGTAAGTTTTACTTTACACAAACTGGTAAATATGAAACTTATCGTTGCTCTTGTGGAGCGTTTGGTCGGTCTAGAACTAACTCATATAATGGTGAGATTAGAAAAAGTTTAGGTATCGGTTTAGCTAAATAAAAGGAGTATTATAAATGGAAAAAAAGATTGTTGGTAGAATTGCATTGTCAGAGACTAAGTGTGATTTGATGAAAGATGGCACTTGGAAAGCTGTAAGTGAGATTTGGGATAAAGTTCTCTATGAAGATGAAACAGAGTGGCACACAGCAAAAGTAGACGCAATGGCTTATGATAATGACGCTAATTCTGCAATTCAAACAGCTATGGGTTCAGCATTAAATTACCTTCTCCAGAATGTGTATCAGAATGGATTTAAAGGTTTAGTAGAATACGAAGAATATAAGAAACAACTGGAGGAAGGTAGAAAAGGTAACTTACAAGGAAGAGTAGAGGCATAGTAGTGGACTTTATAAAAGTTGACGGAAATAACTTAATTCTTAGTATAGAATTAAGTGAATGTTCAAATTGCCACAAACCCATGCTAAAATGGCACGAAACTATTCCAGAATATTTGATGATAAAGTTGAAATCAGCAAACGTTTCAAAGGAAGTTTATGGGGATTTTGGAATTTGTAAAACTTGTGTAAAAGAAAGAGACTTTCCTAGAGAGTGCATTTGCTGTAGTAAGAATAAAATGTTTCCAAGTGAATTTGAATATCAGTTAACTGAATATGCAAAATATCCAGAAGATGAAACAGATTTTACTTATATTTGCAAAAGTTGCACTAAAAATAATCCCAAAGAAGTTATGGATTTATTAGTAGAAGCTGATGATGCGTCTAAGGTGGAAGGAAGAAAAAATGCCAGCAAGACTTAGAGTTACTAAAATACCTAACATGAATATCATAGTGATAAAGCAATCAGAGGGAAATCATTTCTTTGTCTCTACGAAAGATTCAATAGTTATTGATATTTTTGGACTATCTTCAATTCTTAAATTCCTTTTATTTTCTGGTATGATGTCTTCTAAAGTTATAGAGGGAATTCTTGAAGAGTATAATAGCACGAAAGGTTCATTATAATGTTATCTGAAATATCTTTTGACATATTAGATAAGTTAGCTAGTAACATGCCCAAAAAATATAGAACTAGAAAAATTAATCTAGTTCTTGTGGGTGGTAAAGCGGGAGTTGGTAAAACTACAGCGGCTGCATATCTTACTGATATGATGACTAAATATAATAACTTGCTGATTAGTCATACAGCTTTTGCAAAACCAATTAAGGAAATTGCTTATTCTATATTTAAGTGGGATGGAAATAAGGATGATAAGGGAAGACGACTCCTTCAGGTTATTGGAACAGAGGCGGGTAGAGAATATAATGAAAATATTTGGGTAGAATATCTTGAGAATAATGAACTGAATTCTCTATTTCCAAATAACTTTGTATTCGTTGACGATTGGAGATTTCCCAACGAGAAGTCTTATTTTCAGAATAATTTTATGTTCGACATAACTACAATT